GGTATACACTAGGGAATCTCCTTATGATAGACTAGGGAGGGGGAGGGAGGGGGATAGGGACAGTGGGGGGCCTTAGGAGAGGAGTGGTATCCTCATGTGAGATGGGGAAAATAGAAGTTGTCAACCAAGGTGTATTACGAGTAAAAAACATAAGAACAAGGTCAAAGCCCCTTAGTCCCCTACCCAAAGTGGGGATTCTTAAGGGGTTGGGGGCTAAATCCCCGTACCATGGGGGCTGTAGCCCGATAGGGGGGTTGCATTATTACAACTTCTGAACACTTTTTATAAACCCTTGACAAATAGAGATTTCATGGTATAATATTTGTATTGATTTTAGGAGAACTCTTATGCTTAGAAGTACAAAACATGCAACATATGTTGATTATGCAGCTATTGCTTATATTATTGATAAGAATAAAACAGCAGGAATTATTATGATGTCTGTTCTTGATCGTTATCGAGGAGGGAGTATCTATATCTCTGCTAATTCCCTATCTAATAAGACAGGGGTTAATAAGGGAAACCTCTCTAAAGCCATTAAGGTTCTTGAAGATGAATATTTCATCCAGAAAGACCCTCAAGGCTCCTTAAAAGGCTTATTCTTCGTTAATGCTAATGTTATTCGAGATTATGAACCTCGGGCACACAGAGATATAGGTTATGATGTACCTCTTCGTCATAAGATAGGTTCTCTATCTGAGGAGCCCACACCTTCCCAGAGTGCTATTCGTGAAGTGAAGCGTATGAATAAGCTTACAGATGAGGATATTGCTGATGCCGTATTCTCTTAAGGATAGACAACAGAGACAACAGAAAGCAACAGATGTCTTCCTTCGTAGATTAGAAAAAGAGCACTGCCAAAGCGGTTGGAGCTACAAGGGTTGGAAGACACGTAAAGCTAAATTCCTTACAGGAAGGGAGGCATAATGACTACACACCTAATCACTATAGACTATAGTTGGAGCAAGGCCACCCACGTTACAATGAAAGAGGCCTACCAAGATTATAAGAAACTCCTTCTCACCCAGGAGTATTCTGTTGGGAGGGTTTTGAGTAGGACTATTCTTCGTGGTAATGGGAAGAGCCCCAAGATCAAGAAGCTATCCCTGGCAGTGGAGTTGATGTAATGAGTGTTTATATTGATTTTAATAAAGACCCTGTTGAGTATTCAGTACATTACTGTCGTGGAGGGCGTACAACAGAGGATGTGCAGTCTGTTATCAAAGACAAACATGCAGATGGGTGGCTAATCCTTGTCTTTGGGCCTCCTAAGTATGAGGTATTAGAGCAGTTCTTTGAACGATGGCCAGACGACGAGGGTTGGTATGGGCATCGCTATAAATATTGGCCCACTAAGGTAGCTTATGATACTTGGATAAAGGAGCAATAATGGACCTACCCATCGTATATCTCGTCATCCGAGATAGTGTTAATGCTTTCATCCCAGACGTATCCTCTTCTACATCCATAGTCCGTATGGGTGGTAGGACACGTATGGACCTTATTCAAGATGTCCTCCTAACCCTTTGTGAGAAGGAAGCAGATAGTGAAAATCCCTTCTCCTTTGATACTGTTACTCGTCCTTTCCTTCGTACAAGAGTATTTCAAGTGTTATGTAATATTTACTCTCGTGATTGTAAGATTGCATCTAGATGGGAACTAGACCCTGAGGCTGAGGTGGAGGATAGCCTCGTGGACTTAGAGAATGATGAGTTGATAAAGGGGGTGATGGATAAGATAGATAAACTTCCCCCTGATAACCGTACCATTATGCGTATGAGAGCTATGGAATACTCCTATGAGGAGATAAGCGAGGCCCTAGAAGATGATAGGGTGTTCCTATCTCCTTTAGCCATTCGTCAACGTGTATTTCAAATTCGTAAAGGACTAACTAAATGAATAAATATATTAAGAAGCCAGTTACTGTTGAAGCAATAGAGTGGACAGGTAGTAATCATCGAGAGATGAATAACTTCTTAGGTGGTGATCCTACAGGCGTCTTACGGACATATGGCACCAACTTCTACATCCAGCATAGCAAAGTGGAGGGAGGGTTAGTAATAAAAACACTTGAGGGCGAACACGTGGCTGGTATAGGAGACTTCATTATTAAAGGAGTACAAGGCGAATTCTACCCTTGTAAGCCACATATCTTCTGGCTAACTTACGATAAAGTATGAGGGTTAAGGTAGGGGTATTTGGGGGAAGCCCAATTTAGGAGAGCAATATGGCAGACTTAACACCACAACAGGAGCTATTCCTTTCATACCTATTTGATAATGATAGTGAGGTGATGGGAGACTCAGTAGGAGCCTTGCTAGCAGCAGGATATGAACGTTCCTACCATGCAAAACTCATCAAAACCCTTCGTGATGATATTCGTGATAGGACATTGGATAGCCTCACTATACTAGCCCCTAAGGCTGTAAAACAGGTGAGGGATAGCTTGGATGAGGATGGCTCCACCCCTCGTGGAGAAGTGAGGCTGAAGGCTGCTGAATCTATCCTGGATAGGATGGGAGCTGGTAAGCAACAAGCGCTCGATATTACATCTAAAGATGAATCCATATCACCACTATTCGTATTACCCGGCAAGGCCGAGGTAGAGGTAGACGCTGATTATGACGGCATTGACATTAATAGAGATTAACACCCTATACATCCAACTGCGTGAAACGTTCAACCACTGTAATTTCATATCTGAACGAGACGATGATGGTGAGAAACACTTCACGTATTGTGTTGAGAAGAATACAGATGAGTTGTCTCAAGTGAGGCAACTTACAACACTATTAGACACTCATATTATGGATGCTGTATATATTGAAGAGGGCGTTGTCCCTGAGTTGGCTGACAGTATGCTAGAGTATCTAGTGAGGTACCATTCACATGTCTGAGACTATGTTTAAGCTCTGGGAGAAGATAAACCCTGATGTCAGGGCTGCATATAAGACGCTCATGACAGAGACACGGACAAAGCGTGGCAGGTATCTCCCTAAAGGATATAAAGATGTAGAGGGGGCTTGGGAGCCAGTTCCTGAGCTTCTTTCAGTATTGATTGAGGAATTGTATTTTGTTAAGTATCGTAAGTCTCATACTCTTCGGGGCTGCATCGCTATGCTTAAGCTCACGTTTGAGCTTAATGGTGACAAGGTTCCCTCCGTTCAGGGGATGTCGAAGGTTTTTGACAGGCTTAAAAAGGACTTGGGGCTTGTAGTTGTTACACAAGAAGAGTACATCTCTGAGCGTAAGAAGATGGCCTTGGCCGTTAAGGAGAAGACAGGGGGTATTCCTCCAACGTCTGAACTTCGTAAAGCTTACGCCAAGATAAAGTATAATGAGCAAAAGGCTGAGCTTAAGGACCATCAAGATAATGAGCGTAAGCTTAAGAAGCAGATGTCCACTCAGGCTAAGAAGGCTGGTATATGTGGCAAGAAGCTGACCGAAGATGTAAAGAAGGTGAAGAGGGCTCCCACTACGCAGAACCCCTGTGCAGACGCCTACATTGCCATGATGACATCTGGGGTGGTAGAGAAAGACATCGTGATGCCACTGTATATCAAGGCGATGAAGGAGGCAGAGACATCCCAACGGAAAGTTGCATTCCTCCCCACCCCCAAGCAATATGACTTTATGTCTTCTAATGAGGATATTGTTTTGTACGGCGGAGCAGCAGGTGGTGGCAAGAGCTACGCTTTGCTCTTCGATGCAATCCGCTATGCCCATATGAATGGGTATCGTGGTGTACTTATTCGTCGTACAATGCCTGAGCTACGAGAGCTTATTGACTTTAGTCGAGAGTTATACCCTAATATATTTAAAGGCGCTAAGTATAATGCCTCAGAGAAAACATGGCGGTTTCCTTCGGGGGCTATATTAGAATTCGGATTCTTGGACAGTCCAACGGACAAGTACCAATACCAAGGAAAGCAATATGCATGGGTGGGATTCGACGAACTGGGCCTTCAAGACACTCCTGAGGGTTTCGACTATCTTAAATCTCGTCTTCGTACTACTTTGCCTATCAAACCTGCTATCAGATGTACGGCTAACCCCGGTTCTCTCTGGGTCAAAGAGCGATTCATTGATCCCGCTCCTGCCAATACCACATTTAGAGATAGAGCCGGACTTACTTATAGATTTATCCCATCTCTGATAAGTGATAACCCATATATTTATCAAGATGGTGAAGGGCAGTATGTGAAGATGCTCACCTCTATGAGTGAAGTGGAGCGTAGGCAATTACTAGAGGGTGATTGGACTGTCAGTGATGATAGTGCATTCCCTGAGTTCGATATTAAGACACACGTAGTGAGCGAAGCTATTCACTATCCACCACCCCATTGGAGTAGGTTCTGCGGTATTGACTATGGCTATTCTGATATGAGTGCAGCAGTGTGGGGTGCAGTTAATCCCGAAACTGGACAAGTAACTATCTACCGGGAGTTCGCTCAATCAGGCCTAGAAGGCCTTCCCCTCGCCAACAAGATTATAGAACTCGAACGACAAGACCTTGTTCCTGTTGATCATGTAGTTGATTGGACGGTGTGGAATAAGACAGGGCATACAGGCCCTACGATTGGCCAAGCTATGCAGCATGGAGGCTTGCGTATGAGGATGGCTGATAAGAACAGGGAAGGTGGTAAGGTGCAGATACACTCTCTATTACGGATGGATGGTGGGGTACCAGGCATGGTATTCCTAGACTCGTGCCCACGCACCATACGAGAGATGCAGTCTCTCCGGAAGGCTGAGAAGCGTCCTGGAGCTAGTGTAGAAGACATTAAGCAAACCCGTTTAAACGGTAATCACAATGACCTGTATGATGCATTACGATATGCTCTTATGAGTCGTCCCCGCCGACAGACACTCCAAGATGCTATGGCCAGTAATAAGGCCGAACAGCACTGGGGGAGAGTCAACCAGATGTTCACTTAGGATGCAATGTCCTTTATCATTAATTAGGAGGATATATGCCCCATCAAGATGAACAACAAAACCTACTTGGCATTACTAGTCCGGGTGAACTTGCAAAAGCCGAACTAAGTAATGCTGGTATAGATTTCGATGAAGACCCTGTAGAAAAAGAATTTCAGATTACTAACCTAGCTGCCTTAGTGCGATCTAAAGTGGAAGAGGCTAAGGTGAGCCGTACTGATAAAGAGGCTCGGATGTTTCGTAATGTCAAGTCCTTTAAGGGTGAAGACAACCACGGAGATAAACTTCGAACTGAAACAGAACTAACAGATATCTACCTTCGTACAACCACTGTGAAAACACGAGCAGCTTTTGCTCAACTTACAGAAGCTATCCTTGGAGATAGTCGATTCCCTATTGAAGTTACAGAGAGTCGTGTCCCAGAGGGTATCGCAGAGTTTGCACACTTGGGTGAAGGCCCCATGGAACTCGAAGATACTACTGAGGTGGACGGCAGGGAGTCCCAAGCAGATTTTGGCTTTAACGCCCTTGACTTCGGTTTTGAGGGTGATGGTCAAGAGTTGGCACCAGGAGCAGATGTTAACTCCTTTAGCTTCCTAGGGGGCTTAGAGGAGGAATTGGGTGGTGAGCAGGCACTAGCAGAAGGCCCAGGACGTAGTGGAGAGCCCACAATCCGCCCAGCTAAGATAGCTGCACAAAGGGTGGATAAGGTTATTCAGGATCAACTAGCCTCCACCAAGGCTCGTACAGAGCTTCGTAGAGCCATCTTTGAGTGTTGTGTCTTAGGGGCTGGTGCCCTGAAGGGGCCATTCAACGTCAACCAAACCATCAATCGGTGGGAGCGGGGTGAAGATGGTAAGATGCAATATACCCCCATAAATAAGGTTACCCCCCAATTAAGTTTTGTATCTATGTGGAACCTTTATGTAGATCCGAATGCCACCCGTGTAGAAGATGCTGACTGGGTTGCTGAGAAGCATCGTATGTCTTTCCGCATGGTTGCAGATCTTAAACGTCGTCCCAACTTTGATGAAGACGCTATTGATGCTGCCCTTAGTGATGGGCCCAATTACGTTGAAAGCCAGTTCGAGAATGAGCTTCATAATCTTGTTGGAGATAATCCTGGTAATGATCGCTGGGAGGTTTGGGAGTATTGGGGCTACATGCCTACAGACCTAGTGAGGGATCACGGCATAGAGGTTCCTGAGGAGTCTGGGGATGTCATCCAAGTAAACTTGTGGTATTCAGGTAGCAGGGTGTTGCGTTTAACACTTAACCCCTTCTTGCCTGCTCGTATTCCATATTACATCTTCCCATACGAAGAGAAACCTTACGAGCTGATTGGTACTGGTGTACCAGAGGCTATGGAAGACTCTCAGAGTATGATTAATGGCTTTGCTCGACTTGCTGTAGAGAATGGGGCGTTAGCTGGGAACTTGGTCTTTGATGTTGATGAATCTTCTCTGGTACAAGGGCAAGAGATGTCCATCTACCCGGGCAAGGTATTTAAGCGGATGGCTGGATCAGCAGGAGCCGCTATTAATTCTATTCAATTCCCAGACACATCACAATCTAACCTTGCGATGATGCGAGAGTTCCGTCAACACGCCGATGAGGCGACGGGCATTCCATCTATTGCACATGGACAAACTGGTGTCAGTGGTTTTGGTCGTACCTCTAGTGGTATGTCCATGATCTTGAATAATGCTTCTCTGAACAGTAAGACAGTTATCCGTAATATTGATGACTATCTTCTAAAGCCATTAGGCATGGGCATGTATAACTGGAATATGCAGTTTAATGCTGGACAGATGCCTGATATCGTTGGTGACCTAGATGTAGTGGCACAAGGCTCACAAAGCTTGCAGATGAAAGAGGTGAGGGCGCAGCGTCTACAGACGTTCTTGCAAATCTCCGCTAATCCTGCGCTTGCACCACTCATTAAGTTCCCAACAATCCTTAAGGATCTGGCTCATGCGATGGACATGAATCCAGATGAAATCCTTAATAATCCCGATGAACAGGCTATTTATGCTCGACTTATGGGTCAGATGGGAGCTGCTGGCGCACAACCAGGCGCAGCAGGCATTCCCGGACAAGGACCAGGAGTTGCAGTACCCGGAGAATCTGCCTTCACAGGCAATAACGAGGGTAGTGGCAACGCGTTAG